CAGTCAATTTGTATGTGTGTATTTAGAAAGATTGGTGAAGGTGGCTCAAATAACCGGTTGTGTGTGCTGGTGGCATCACCCGAACCAGCACACGGATCCCATCATGTTGTAACGGCTGGTCTCAATTGCAAGGAGATGCCGAATGGGATCATTGACGGATACACTTATAAGTCTGCACGTGTAATTGCATTCTCCTACCCGTCAAATTCTATTTAATCACTGAATGACCACGGCCCTCTAGGCACTTCTGCACACGTGACTTGTACTTCATCTCACGTGCTGGCACTATGCCCAGTGTTGCTATGTGGAAGTACTGTCCCCAACCCCAGTTCAACGTGTCATACAGTCGGAACGTGTTGTCATCGGCGAACTGCTGGCAGTGTTGGATGTCATTGGTTATCTCACGTGCTTGGTCCACTTCGAACGTGCCACTCCTGCCTGCTGTGTCTATCTTGGGATTGTATGCACAGTTGGTAAGCATTACCATTGCTGTGATCATTATCATTGTCTTTGTCTTTGTCATGTCTCTCCTTGCATTTGTTTTTTTATGCGGCACCCTTAGCGGTTGTTATGGACATCAGCTCCGGGTGCCTTACTCTTCAGTATGTGTATATTGTAGCACTGTTTGTTGTTTATGTCAACCCCGCGGAAAACCGCACAAAATGGGCAGTTCTCGCCAGCCAACACCGGCTTACATCACACCTTTAGACTGCACTAGAGCCACGCACAGCGGTCAAACCACATTTCCATTGACACAGCAACAAAGTTCATAATATACTTGTAAGAAACAGGCAACATTTTAGGCAACAACGAAAATTTCCCCCAAGGCAAAATAGCATCTTCGTAACAAGACAAGAGAAGTTGAACACACCCTTTGATTGTGTAGGTCGGATGCAACCGCAACTGTTGGGCCAGGACAGTGTAAACAAAAGGGCAGTCATGCTGATCGTTTTTGGAGACTATATGGCGATCAGGCTTTGTACACTATGACACGCGAGTCAACCACGGTTCACCTGGTGTGTGCAATGATGGAAGTCGGACACTGGAGACAGTACGTAAGATACGCAAACCCTTTACGTTGCAAAGTTGGATGTCGTGAGCCTAACTAGGAAGATTTTACTAAAAGTCTTCTTGCGACTGAAGAGAACAAAGACAATTGACGTCAGTCAATTGTGAGTGAGTGCCAACTCACTCCGAACACAGCCATCATGAGCCACACAATAAATATCCATGGAGGCTATCAATCGATTGACCCAACCTAAGTTGTTGCCATAATATCCTAGAGTGGTCATTCCCCTTTTGATGCCTCCACTTATCCCACCCTGACATTTACCAACATTTAAATACACATGACCTGCGAGGGGTCAAGTGAGCACATGGACAAGGAACGATTCCAACAGCGATTGCGTGAACTGGGGGTGGTACAACTACCACCCGCCATCAAAGGACCCAGGACGGGCGAGACCCGATGCGTGTTCCCACGCACGAAGGCCTGCAGGCACACACTCAAGAGCGACACGGCACCCCATCAACGACTGCAACGGCACTGCCGGGCCGGCAAGAACTACTACTACGGCCGGGACCACATCCTGATGCGTTGTGACAGTTGCAAGGTGCGTAGGCACATCGACTACAAGAAACCGGTATAGCGTAAATATTTGTGGTTTTATATCTCCATATTTGACCAGTGAGGCACTGATCCATGGATTGTGTGTCAGTGCCTCGCCAAATAATCTTTTGTGTCAACGTAACGAACGTGTGGTCCCAACACTGCCCTAGGTTGGTCATGCACCACTGTTATCGCGACCAACTCGCTCAGCATTTCAAACAGATTGAATTTTTCTCGGTTGTGTTTGGTGGGGGCATACTTCCTCCATGTGTACTTGTCATCATAGACAGAATCATTTGTAATGGTCCAGTCACAGCCCAACAGGTCGATCTCCGCAACACCCTGTTGTATGGCCAACACCAAGGCCATGGTGCCTGAACAGTAGCCCGCGATGTGGCGTTGTCTCTTGTGGCTGACCGTGGACCTGAATGTTCGCCATGGTCCTTGCTGATACATGCGCCTGGTCCAGTACTGCACATCCGGCCGCGTGTCGCCTCCTATGGATTTTATCGTGGGCTGGTCGTAGGCACACACATGATGCACGTGTCTGTGATCCTGGATGAAGTTGCAACCTATCTCCATGGGTTGTGGGGCGATGTTGTAGAACTGTTTCACTGATGGACCGTTCCACCATACTGTCGCCTTGGTCATGCAAATATTTAAATGTTCGTGGTGGGGGTGATTATTTTATGTCCATTATATTACGTCTGGCTTCAAATATCTGGCCCTCGTCCGTGATATCATAAAATTCTGGCACGTGTCTTATACAACTCAAACCCACAGTGTGGTCTTCATTGACCGTGGCGGCTGTTACTCTGTACACGTCATTGATCTTTAGCACCTCACTGTTGATCCTGACGAAGTCACCTGGCACACAACTCATTGCGATGGGACTGGCGTTCAAGTTCAACACAGGTTGCCCCCTGGATTTTTTCAACAGCAGTGTGGCTATCTTCTTGGCACTGCCTTCATCGTAGATGCTTGGGAAACTGAAATTTCCCTCTAATTTTTTGTTGTTGTCTTCGGCCAGATAGTTCACACGTATGTCTGTGCTGTCTTCGACCGGATCAGGACTCATCACACTGGCTGGCTGTGAATTGTCTATGATGCTGGTGTAATCAATTTTGATTTGGTTGAACTTGTCATTCACTGATGCTGTGGCCACCGTTATAGCACCTATCACATTGTCATCATCTATGACCGCGGTTATGGGCAATGAAGTGACTGGTGGTATTGCCTCACTGGCTTCCGGAATTCCGGCATTTTCCAATTGCAGATGGAACTTGCCATCTATCACTGGCATGGTTGCACCTATTGAGGCCAATATGGTGTTCACATTTGCGAGATGTGTCTTGTTGGTGTCTATTCTAAATATCCTGTCATATGAGTTGTTCATTGTTTGTATCTTGGATCCATTGGCACCGGCACCTGATGTCGCACCTTCACCATACATGTATTCATTCCTGGCAGACACATTTGAAAAAAATGAACCACCGCCCATGAAGAACAGTGTGCTGTCAAAATCATAGTAACTTGGTATTGTGTCACCTGCTATTGACGCCAGTTGGAAACTTTTCTTGTCAATGTCATGCACAGACAAACCGACACCATAATTTGGATTCAACAGGTAGTCCAACAGCATCTCCACTGGATTACTGTCACAGGTGTACGCCTGGTAAGGTAAACCGTCTGTGAGATAAACGTCGTCCGCGAAAGCAGTCTCCCATTGTGCACCTATCTTGTCTGTGTTGGCAAGACCCTGATAAATTTCAACAGTTACTTCTGCATTGTTTGGCACAGTGGTATAAAAATTAGCCGCTACGGCTGTGCTGTCTTCTTCGTGTAAGCCTAATGTTATAAAAGGTGCTGTGCTATCTGAAACGCCTGTGCTCTGGATAGAAGTTACGTTGTAACTCCTAGTTGTGCCTTCGTCATAGTCTCTTATTCTTAATTTAATTTGCTCGCCTGCCTCGAATCGGCTTTCTATATGAGTAGTTTCGTTGGTTGTCCCATACCATCTGTATTCTGCTGTGGTGCTGTCACCTGCTTGTTCAGATGGTGTCACACCATTTATAATTGCTTCTGTCATGCCAGCCAATGTGGTGCCACCGGATACTGTTGGAAGATTATAAGCAAAGAAAGTTAATGTGCTAGTTGCAATAGTATTGTCTAATGTGACTGTGGATTTGTTTAAGAATTGATAGTGAGAACCGCCCACGTGTTTCAACCATTGTCCTCTATCTTCACTGCTTGCCGCATATGTGCCTGGAACAAAGAAAACAAAATCGTATGTCCAACCTAGGTTGAACAGCAGGTCATGTATGTTAACAGGTTGTATTTGACCACTGCTGTTTTTCAAAGGTTGATGATTCCTGAATCTTTCGTATTGGATCACTGTGTCACTTTCTATGGCCACAGTTGCACTGTCAACAGAAGCGATAGTGCTCAATATACCATTAGACGCTGGAACTCCCAAAGGTTTGTGATGACTGAGATATGCATGGCTGATTGCCTTTTCTGCATATGAACTCTGTTCCTTTTCACCATAACCTGGGTCACGACTGTTGCCTGACATGATGTTGGGTGTGTTCCTTCCACTGGTGGTTGTGACCACGGCCGGAAGTCCATTGTATGGATTGCCAAATGTGCCTCCACCATCTCCCGCACCGACTGTGACGTCAGCGGCCTGTAGTAAAAATCTCAATGCCACGTAGTGCATGCCACTCAGTTTGCTCTGTCCGGTTGGACTCCATTCGGGGTGTTCATCCAACAGTGATGACACGGGTTGATCCGTACTGCCATCGAAATATTGAATCTTCAATCTGTTGGCGAATGTGCCTTTGGTTATGCTGTGTTGTGTTGGTTGCACGCCACCTTTGCCTGACGCAAACAAACCACCATCTGATTCCTGCAGGTTCAATGCTGTGCTACCATCATAGCCTTGTGAATAATTTGGATTGGCAGTGTTTGTGAATCCACCCAAGTGAACAGGTTTGCCACCAATGGTCATCCTGGATAGAAGACTGCCCATTCCTGCTGACACGCCTGACTCTGCACTCGAACCATGGAAGCCTTGCGATATGATCGCCGCCATGTATAGGTACTGCCTTGATGTGTCTGCACTGTTGTCACCCCATGTGCCAATGAACACTGGTATCGTGGCCGATTCCACTTTGTGTCCATAAAGGACTGGTATCGCACGATTGGCCGCTGAAAAATTGACCGTGGTGGCGGCCTTTATTTCATTTGTGCCTGCCTCAAAATTTACTGAAACGTCGGGTAGATCAAATGCACCTGTGAAAGGTGATATGATTGCCTTGAATGTGTTTGTGACCAAGTCAAATGCTGGATCTACTACTGCTTTTACAATCCTTACAGGTACACTTATTATTTTCTTGAAAAAACTACCTATCCCCATCTTATTCCTCCCACCTTATGTTTGATGCGTTGTTGGCTGAGAATTCAAAACCAGTGTCCAAAGGAAAAACTTTGCTCTGGCTCACTGTGCTAGTGAATCCGTATAAACTGGTCTTGTCAAAGTTTGCAAGTTGTCCTCCACAGAACACAGTTAACTGAGAAGTTGTGTCTGTGGCCTTCAAACTGAAGTTGTCCACTATGCCCTTGAATGCGATGTAGTTGAAATCAACTGTGCCTGCACTTGTGACAAAGACTTTTGATATTGTTACAGGTGCTCCTGTTGTGTCACCATTTGCAAAAGCAGGTCCAATCAAGTTTGCCGTGCTGTCCAATTGACTGCTGTCAAAAGTGATGTCCACTTTCTCTGGTTGTGCCTGTGATGTTGTCGTGATAGCAGAATGACCCAGGTAACCTTGCCCCGTCTTGTACGTGTCGAGTGTGCTACCATCGATGCTGGTCAGTTGCAGGTCCGACTCGTAGTTTGTGTACAACAGTGTGCCGCCCGCCAGTTCTATCTTGATGCAGTCAACAAAACGCAACGCCCTGTTGTTCAATATTGATGTGGTCAATGATGTGCTTCTTGGCATTACGCTCGTTCCTCCCTCACGCTGAATGACAATGTGAAAAAACCTTCTTGGTCTGTTTCCGTCACCTGTGGTTCACTGGTCAGTGCCACTGTAAAAAGTGGATCCCACGTGATCACTCCAGTTGATAAGTGTTCTTGTTGCAACGGTGGCCATATGTATCCATTCTGTGTGACTGAACCCAAATCCGGATCAAGGTTTGTGCAATCTACTGTGAAGTTTAAACCCCTCCATATGTAAACTTTTTTGTGATCGTTAAATCTCAAGAAGTCACCTGGGCAGATGGTTGTCGTCCCACCGTCATCGGCAAAGGACTGGCTGTCCTGACCGGAGGAGATACGGAAAATAATACCAACGGAACCTTTTGGTTTGGCTGGCATCGTGAATGTTCTATCCGATCTGGTGTCGCGTTTGTGCCTGTGTTCTGTGCCGGGCACTTTCATTTCAAAGGTCTCGGCCGTGCCATTCTGGGCACAAAGGAAACTGTACATGGGTGCCATCTCCGCCCTTGTCAATGGCACAGTTTCAAAATCAAATTCCCAGGCGTGTCCCAATCCTTTTATGCCAGTCGTGGTGCCGAATCCGGAACCATTCTCTTGATTTGATGTTAGGGAGTACAATCTGTTGTTGGCATCAATCTGTGTGAGTTGGTTGGTGTCTGATCTCACAGTGATTGACTTAAATTTTGTAACATCTGGAAAGGTACCACTCATTATATGACCTCCCTGAATGTTTGCTCGTATTCGTAGAGGAAACTATTGCTGTTGGTGACAGAAGAAGTAGTGCTTTGAACGTTCGCCGCACTGGCACCTGATGTTTGCCATTCTTCTGTGTCTCCGTCCGGTACCACAGTGAAAGGCACGTTTGAATATGTTATGGTGTCAGTAGGAACTCGCTGGATCAGTCTTGGTGTGAATGATATGGTGTCTTTGGTTGAACCATCTAGGTTCACATCCGCCGTTATCATGTACACTTTTGAATGACCACTGAATTTGATCAGGTCGCCCGCCAACAATGTGCCTGTGCCACCACTCACGCCCACCGTGTTTGATCCCATCTCCATGTTGTATGCTGGTGCCGTGCTGTTTTCATTCAACACAGTTACAGTTCCACTGGCCGTGCCCCTCTTGTCTTTCAATACTGGTAGTTTGAATGCTGTCAGATTTCTTTGGAAAGTACTCCCGGCCAAATGCCAAAACAATCCTGCTTGTCCCGTACTTAGGGCCGCGGATGGTATAAAATTTGTATAAAATTCACTCTGTGACATTGGAATCGTCTTGATTGCAATGGTCCAGTAGTTGTTGCCGTAGTCGGCAACGAATGTTTTTCCTGTGATGCTTTTGTTCTTTATGTTATTGGTGTTGTTGGTCAACTCCACTGACTTGATATAATCTGTTTGTGCCATTAAGCAAATCTCCTACCCTGCTGTCTGAATGCCTGTTGGATAGTACCGATTATGAGTCCTTTTCTTGACAATAACAATTCATCAAAACTCGCGGCATCTACCGCATTGATATTGAAGTTTATGTTGGTTTCACCCATCCTACTTCCCATTGTTTCATTGGATACAACTGTGCCTGCTGAGTTTGGTATGAACAACTCTGGTCCTCTTTCTCCAACCAAGAACGCACCACTGCCACCGACTGATCCACCACCTGCTCGTGCTCCGCCAAACGCTATCTTGCCACCATTGGCGTGTCCAACAGTACCGCCGTCGGCTCGACCGCCTAGCAACATTAAAATAAGTTTTAATCCTATGGTCTTTTTAAGTTCACTGTTCAGTTTGGCCTGTGCGTTGGCTTGATTTAACACACCGTTGACCATGTCAACGTTGAATACTTTTGCCAATCCCAGCAGTATTGGTCTAACAATTAATAATCTAATAATTCCACCAATAAGTTCTGTCATTATTGCCTTCCCAATTTCTCCCAGTGCCTCTTTCAATGATTTGGTACCCATGATTACATCAGTCAACGCTGATTCTGTGGTCTTAGCAAATGCCGTCATCGAACCAATTATGGTGCCAATCACGATGTTGTTGAGGCTGTATCCTTCAAGCAATTTGGTCAATGCCTTCTCGTAGTCTGATACACTTACCTCTGTCTTCTTGAAGACTTGATTCATCTCCGCCTGTTTCATCGCCATGGTCTTGGACACGAACACACCTTCGCTCATTGCTTTGTTGTTCTCTTTGATGTCCTCTGTAACGGTCTGATAGCCCTCGTGGAATAATCTTAAATTTTCTATACGTTGGTCGTCGAGTATTAGTAGTTCCTTTTCTTTGAATATTAATTTTCCTATTGCTGACCCCACATCCAATAAAGCATCCACCACCGCTCGTAAGAATCTAGATGTCTTCCTTAACGCCTCGATAACAATGTCTAGTACCTTCCCACCAAACTCTGTGAATAGGTCTATCACTTTCTGTATGCCGTCGTTTAATTCATTGTTTAGGAAGAACTCCTGCACCGCATTGAACATATCTCTAACCAAACCAACGGCTTTAAAGAATATTTTGATTACTTCGCCCATTCCTTTGACTAACAATCCTATCGTGCTACCAATGAACGTGCCCAGACCCGCCATCAGTTCTTCGTTGGCCTCAACGAACTCCGTGACCTGATCCAATCCGTCTTTGAATGATGGACTGAATTCATTTCCCATCCTGTCCGCAACATTCTTGAGTGCGATGCCTAGGTTACTGAATTTTGTTGATGTGTTCTGTAGTAGGTTCGCCGTGGCGTTACCATAACGTTCTTCAATGGTCTCCGATAGCGTTCGTAATATCAATTCCGTGTTGCCGGTCTCTTTACTGAACTTGCCTAATTCATTTCTCGTTACACCCAGTTTCTGTTTTAGGATGTCATAGACAGGAAGACCCCTGTCTTGTAATTTGTCAAACTCTTGCAGTTCGACCTGACCTGACGCCAATGACCTTGTGTATACATCTGTTAGTGCGCTCAATGTACCAACCTGATCGGTGGTCACGGCCGCCGCATTGGAGAATGTTGTTAATAATTTGTCTGTTGGCTCTATACCAGATGTTGATAGTTTAATGAATGTTGTTGTAAGGTCCTCGACGCCGAACTGTGTCTTGGTTGCAAATTTACTAATCCTGTCAAATGCCGCCGCACCGCCTTGTGCTGATCCCTCGACCGTGCTCAAGGTTGTCCTTAGGTCTTCGAATCTAGCATTGGTAGTTACTATGTCTTTGATGACCTTGCCTGTCACTATGACGGCAAGTAATGGACCCAACGCCCTCATGGCCGTTCCGGCGCCGAGTGCTGATGCCTTTATGCCATTCAGTCCAGCGGCGACCCCACCCAGAGCCGCAGTGTTCTTGGCGACTACGTCTATTACTAATTTTTGTTTTGCATCGGCCATTATCTACGTCTCCTTGTTGGCATAGGTGGCTTTTGGCTACCCATGGTTGTTTTACTTTCTTTGTGTTCGAACAAAAAATACCCGGACCACAGTTCTAGTTCCAATGTTGACATCTGCAATATCTCTTCGATAGACTTTTTGAGTCTATCGGCCAGCACCATTACAAACCGGAGTTCAACATTGGATTTTATTCCTTTGCGATTGTTTCCTGATCTGCGGAAAGTTTCGCATTGTTAATTGCTGTACCAACCTTCACCACAACAAGTGGATCCGCTTCGTGCATCAATTTAATCCTGTCTGCGTCATGGAATAATCGTTTGCCATCTTTGTCTCTGGCTTTAACAATTATGCTCTCAACAACCGCCTCGATAGTTTTCCCTGCGGCCTGCAGTTCCATTACTTTGGCTTCGTCTTTAAGCGGATATGTGGTCCTGCAATATATGTCAGTGTCCCATTCCTCCACGTGTATTTTCTTCATATCACCACCAATACTTGATTGATAGTGTTTTCCGATTTTGTCCATTATACTCATCTTATATCTCCTCTATTTTCCTATGTTTTTTAGTGTTGGTCCAACGATACCACGTGGGGCCTGTCCACTCCTGCCATGTTCAAGTGCGTGTCCGTATGACTGTGTATTTGAAATGGTACGTTTTGTACCACCACCACTCATACGCCAACTTTTCTGGAACCGGCCTGAACGCACTGGTGATCTACGTTTGACCTCTTTAAGCACTTCCTCACTGGTCTTCTGAATTTGGCCTTCAACGCCTTTGGTCAGAGCCTTGGTGAGTAATAATGACTTAAAGATTACCTTCATGTTATTAAAGGTCTGCTTTTGTTAAAGCGCCAGATCCTTGGAAGGATACTTCTGCCGTAACTGCCCCATCATTAGTCGCCGAAATTTCGTGTGACGTAACGATTATTTCTCCAGATAGTTTAACACCCGTTGTTCTGCCTGATGGAAACAGTTCTACTGTTGCCGCCGCGGCACCTGGTGCTGAGAACAATGCAGATTGTGCCGCATCATCATCTCTGAAGTATACACTCATCGAACCAGTGAAGTTTGTTAACCCTGGTAGATAAGTTCTTGAAGTAGATCCCATTGCTGAAGTCTCAATCGCATCACCCGTCTGTGATACAGAAAAAGATATAATGGAAGCCACCGCTGTTACAGAACCGCCCACGTCAAAATGTGCGACTCCTTGTGTTCCTGAATAGACTGCTGTGTTTGTAGCCATTTTCTATTCCTCCTCTTCGTTGTTGTTGTTAATGACTTCAGCGTCTGCCTTCGTAATTCGCATACGCCTTTGTCTTGGTTTTGGTTGTGTTTGGATTTCTTCCTGTGGCTTCTCAGTCACGGCAGGTTTTTTAAATCTCCAGCCTGATCTCAAATGGTCTTGAACCTGTGGGTTGTCGACTATTTTTGAATTCCCTTCTTTATCATACATCTGTATTGACATTATGCATTACCTCTCTTGTAAACGTAAGTCACTGATATTGTTGCATTGAACTGCCCCAATGGTTGTTGTCTCTCGATGACTTCTATGTTGTTGATTGCTGATTGTACGTAGTGTGTGGCAGTGTTGTCAACAGTTATATTCCTATCCCTGCTCAACTCCAGTGTTTGTTCTATGTTTTCAATCAGATTGTTCCTTGCCGTGTCCAGTTCACTGCCCCTCACGAAACATCTCAGTTCTATGTCAAGTGTTGCCTGTCTCTCTGACATGCTGATGTCTTCCCTGTCCTCATTGCCACTGACAACCAGCACTGCTGGAAACTGTGTGATCGCAAGTTTCTCGAAATCAAAGAATTCACGCGAAACCAACACCGGTGCCGGGTTGGTCATGTTCTTCAATTGTTTCACGATGTCTATCGCTATTTTCTCTCTGGCACTCATCGTTGTTACTATCTAACTAATCGATTGAAGTGGGTAGGTCTCTTTTCTGCTCTCTCTATGGTACCACTGCTATCGAAATCGTATTTGACTCCTTGTCTTAAGATCTTGTCGAATTCTGTTTTGTATTCCTGCCTGTAGTAGGCCATCTTTTCTCTGAATACATCACCCTCAGGTGAGAACGTACTTAAACGCGGGTAAACAAAGAAGCCCAGTACATGATATACTGCACATCTCGTCCACTGGCTGTCTACTAGTAGGCTGTCTTCGAATTCTGCATCATTGGGTGTCGTTATGTCGTACATGTTTGATCCAGCACGAGGCCACCATTCTATTTCAATGTCTCTTTTTACGTCTGCAGTTGATAGTGTGTGGAGATCCGAGTAATCTTGGATTCCGTAATTTTTGATGTCCGGTTCGTATTGTTCGAGATCGGAATCAGTTGTAAAGTTAGCCACTTAAAAGTCCTCCTGTTGAAGTGTGTTGCAAGTCCTTCTTGCTAAAGTTTATTTATTGCGTGTGCAAGTCTGTTAAGCACTAATAAAAAAAGGGGACCATAAAGATCCCCTTTTAATAAGCGAGGAGTGTTACTCCTTAATTGTTAGAACTACTCAATTGTTGAGTCGAAACTTCCTCTAACGCCTGCTAGATCGTTTAACTCGCCAGTGGCATAAATTGCCGAACCAACTATGTTAAATCCTCTAAGAGCCGCTTCTCTGCTTGATTCAATCTTGATGTCTTGCATCATTGCTAAACCAATCGCATCTTTATGGAAGATTCCACAACCGTAGTCACCAGCAGTTGAACCATCTGCTAGGTTCACTAGAGATGATTGGTATACTGGAACTCCACCTAATGTTCCCATTAGGCCGTTTTTCAATGCATCGTTACCCACTTGAGAAGCCGGAGCCGCAAAAGTTGAAGTAAGAGTTGACGCAACGTCAAACGCGATGTTAGGGTGTAACACGATAGCACAATCGTTTGATGTGTCGTATCCACCTGATCTTAGTTTTGCTATCGCTTCGAAAAGTTTAGCCGCTGTCGCAGTAGTTGATGCACTTTCACCAACTCCGCCCACAACCTGTGAGAAAGTGTTGAAAGATGCCATCATGTCACCGTCCATTTTTCTTGCAATCGCTTCACCGAATAATTTTCCGATGTCAGCAACTACATTTTGTGAAGATGCTTGGATTGAAAGATCTGAAACAGTAGCCATCAAACCAACTTCTGATACTGTTAAAGTAACACCGTCAGTTGAGATTGCTGTCGCAGTTGGAGCCGTTGCTTCTGTTAAAGCCGCCGCTGTCTGTTTTGGATAAATTGGCACAGTTATTGTTTTACCTTGTCCCGCAGGTATCGTGTAGTTTCTTACTAAACCTTTCATTAAAGATTTTTCAGATGCAACATATAATGCTTCTGCCGTGATTGCCGGTAAAAGGTCATTAAGTGTGCTTGTGTTTGTTAGAGCCATTGTATGGTTCTCCTTTTGTTATTGTTGTTATACTATGCCGTGTTTTTTTCTGTACTCGGCGTAGATCGCTCTGTCCTCGGGCTTGTTCATGTCCAGGGACGCTATATCAACAGTACCAATGCCTGTAGAGGCCGTGTTTGATTTCGCTCCGCT